CCACATGGCAGCCGTCATCAGGGCATGGGTTGGAGCCCTACGGGTTCCTGTCCAGACCGCAGCCCAAGCCGTTCCCAACAGTGGGATAGCAGCCAACGGAGCCCCGGTGACCGGAACATCGGTGGTGCCTGCAATCTCCATGATGCCGGTGTAACCCGTCAGGCTTCCCGGTGTGTCAACCGCAGGGTCACCATTGAGCGCCCGGTCATTCTGGAACTCCGCAAATGCCTCAGTCAAATCGGAGGCAACGGATTCCATGTACCCCGGGTTTGTCCACATCTGAGCTTGAATCGAAACGCCCTGACCGCCACCGATAGTTGCCTTGGGAACATCGGTGAGAATCTGAACCTGATTCTGCTGAGCGAGGGTGTCACCCTGAGCATCCTGATACCCAACCAAGTTGCCAACCGTCACGGCAGGCATGAATACCCGGTTGCCCTCTGAGGGAAGCTGACGCTTCGCCATGAGGTCAACCGTGGGGCGACCCTGACGCAGAAGCTCAAGGAGGTCAGGAATGTACGCATCATACGCAACACCGTTCCCCACTGAGTTACCCGGAGGTGGGGCAAATGCGAACTGCTCAAGCCTCAGGCTCACGCCCTTGCCGTCAGCAGAGACAAGCCCTGAATCAATGAGAGAGGTCAGCCTTTCGGAAGCCTCAGGGTTGGTGCCTCTGGCATGAGCGTTCACATCAACGAACACATCACCAAGGCTCTTGTACTGAGTTGCCCGGGCATTGACAGCCCCCGGCATTGCAAGAGTTGTGACCGCAGCCCTCAACTCCTCAACCTCAGTAGCCGTGGCATAATCCACGGTCACCGGCTCCACAACGGGAGCCTCTGTATCTTCTGGCATCTCTGCTCCTTCTGTCATGGAATGAACCGCAAGCACTTTGCTCCCGGCTCCTGCCTCACCAAACTGCCCGTGAGGGACAATGGCAACATGGTCAACCGCTCCGCTGAGGTGAACTACCCCGGCATCATCGGTGAACTCTGCTGAGTCATCAAGGTACACCCCTGCTGACACATCTTCTACCGCACCCATCTTGAGCAACGCCCTAGCTTCCTGAGCGTTCTGAGTCGGTGCGAAATCAAGGGCAGCGTACAGACCATCAGGGGTTTCCCGGAAGTCAGTCAGCACACCGATACGGTCAAGAGTCCCGGGAGCATGGTCAAGGGTGAGGGGGGTCACTCCATTGACCGAAAGGCTCCCGGGGTCAAATTGGATTGTGCGGGTTTCACCCGTCCAGAAATCGGTTCGCTCAGAGGGAGCAGAGTACGGCATGACCCGCACCTCAACTGAACCCTCATCACCAATCTCACCAATCTGAATATCAAACTCATGCAATCGTTTCACGGTCAACCTCAGTCTCAATAGCTTGGGTAACGGGAAGCCCGTCCTCATCAACTGTCTCTGTTGAGTCTCCTACTAGCTGAGGTGGAACCTCAGGCTCCGGTAGAGGCTCACGCCCCTCAAGTCTCCGCACCTCATCAAGCGTCAGGATTCCGGCATCAAGGGCAACCTTCTGAGAAGCCCACCGGGTTGAGTCATCAGTCCTCAAGAGTTGCTCAGTATCGAACCGCACCGATTGACCCCGGGGAAGCACACGCTGAAAAGCCTCCTCAAGCCTTGAGAGGTAAGTTGGGGCAAGAGTGAGCCGGGTCAGTTCAGCGAACACGGCACCAAGGTTCTGATATGTCAGAGAGCTTGCCGTTCCCGGTGGGCTCCCTGCATTGAGGAACCAACCGGGGATTCCGAGAATGGTCGCAATCTGCTGATTAGAGAATGAGCGTGACTGTAGAAACTGAGCCTGCTCCGGGGATATCGAAATTGGGGTGTACTGAACCCCACCGGAGAGAACCGCTGTCCCCCGTCCTGCTGCATGTTGCGTTTCCCATTGAGCCCGGAGAGCCTGAGCCTCATCAAAGTCCAGCCGTCCCGGGTGTTGAATCACACCGGCAGGAACCGCCGACTCCGCATAGAACTCACCCGCATAGGTCTGCTGCTGCAACGCATACCCCAACATGACAGCCCCCGCCTCAAGGATTCCCTGCCCAATCGGTTCACCGAACAGCGGGGGAAACATCACATGGAGAATGTCAAAGCCCTCAGTCATCTCTTGCTCTCGCCATGTGTAGAGCTTCCGGGTGCCGTTGTCATTCCAACGAACGGCAACCTCATCAGGGTTGATGGGATGAGCCACCGAAGGGAACCCGTCACGGTCATGCCCGGTCAGCCAGAAGTAGGCATTGCCCCGAAGGATGAGAGAGCGCACCGCATACCGCAGCACATCTCCTTGAGTCATGAACGGGGAAGGGTCAACAAGAATCTTGGGTTGCGGGTCAATCACCGTGGGCTCAGCCCAAGTGAGTGAGTCCGAATATGTGCCACCCCGGACAGCGTGCCAAGTCAACTGCCCGGTGAGGTCGGTGAGAATCTGAACCCCTCTGAAAAAAGTGGGAAGGCTAAGGGCAGCTTGGTCAGGGAGGACAGCACCCCAATAGGAAAGGTTCGACGGGTCAACCAAAGGCACACCACTCCACCAATTGAAATCAGTGGTTGGCTCTTGAGCGTCAAGCCCAAGCATCTTCTGAATCAGACCCATGCCCGGGACACTAACACAACGGGGACAGTCCCGGCAACGGGAGTGTGAGAACTGTCCCCGGACGCAAAGAACCCCCCGCCGAAGCGGGGGAGTCCTTCTAGTGGTAGTGGCTCTGCATCACTTCTGAGAGTGAGAGGCTATGCCCTACCGAAACCATGGGGGAGAGTGAGTCAATGCCTTGACTCTTGTGAAGCTCTGCCTTGCGCTCTGAACCGCTAAGTTCAGCACCCTATTGGGACGCTCAGCGTCTTGCTCCACCCCTCCCGCAGAAGTTGGATACAGAGGAGAGGGAACTAGTAGCAAGTCTGGAAGTGTTGAGAGGGGGTTTCCCACATGGTTATTGCAACTGACCCTATCCCCGGTCGCCGGTTGCTCACATGCCTGTTTACCGACCTTCAAGAACTGAGTCTTACAAGGGAGTTGTGCATCGTGATATCCAACCTCCTAGTGGCTGAGCATCTTGAGTGACTATGCACCAAATGAATGAGAGTGACCCGTTGCCGGTATGAAAGAGAGGGAGCCGGGGCTTCCTCAAATAATGTCCGCAGAGCGTGTGTGCATCATCAGGGTTGGGAGTGAGTATCAGAACTCAGCCAAATCTTGTGAGGTTGGCAGGCACCGCCCCACTCAAGGAGCCTCTAGCCTGCTCCCGGGTTCAGCTTCCTAGCCGGGTCATCCCTCCCTATTTGCGGGAGTTTGAGTGGGAGGTTTGTTTGCCTCTCCCGTTTGTCTCACCATTTAGACGCTCAAACCTACCCCAAAGGTTCCCGAAAGTTTCAAGTATCTTTGGGTTAGAAGATACCCGCAACCGGACGGGTTGCCTCCTCCTCAATAGCAATGGACAGAGCAGCCACCGCAGAGGTCAAAGGAGAGCTATCAACCTTCATCCTCTTGCCGTCAATCCGGTACCCGCTCTCACCGTCCTGCTTAGGAATAGCGAACTGCATTGAAAGGTCAAGAGCCTCAGACTGTCCATGAGTCATGTTGCCCTCACGCAGAATCTCAGACCACACCCCACAAGCCCCAACCTCCTCCCAAGCAGCAAGCCTCTTGAACGGGATTGCATACGCATCACACAGAGTCTCAAGCTCAGCCTTGATAGCGAACACCGCAGAGCTACCCCCGATGCTCACCGCCATGGGCTTGTATCTGAGAATCAAATCCTCAAGAGCTTCCATCAGCCAAAGCACCCCACCGGCAGGACGGTACTCAACAACCTCAGTGTGCCACCGCTCATCAGCCCGCTTCCAAGTAGCCACCACCGCAGCACCCTTGGGGTCAGAAGCCGAAGCCGAAACACCAAGCACAAGCGCACCAATAGGAGGTTGCTCAAACACATCCTGACACTCATGCCAAGCCTCCATATCAAACAGCACATGCTCCACTGAGGTTGTCCGGTTCCCGTAAGCCCGCCGAGCTTCGCCCGGGGTGAGTTGCCTGATACCTCCACCGATACTCCGCTTGCTCACCGTCCGACCAAGGGCAGGCATCCAACCGCCCCATTGGTTCTCATCCTGCAAGTCATCAGCATCAGCCATGGAGAACTCTGTATAGGAGATACCCGGTTCACCCTCCCGCCCCCGGGCAACATAGTCATTCCAAGTATCGCACTCAGGCTCCTCAGTTCCCATGGTGGAGAGGATGACCATGAGGCTCAAGGGTGCAGCAGCCCGGGCAGGAACTACCGCCTGCAACATCTCCGGTGTGAGAGAAACCCACCCCTCATCAACCACGCACACCCCTGAGATTGTCGCCCCATGTAGAGAGGTGTGGTTAGGAGCAGCAACATGGATAACACTCCCGTTCCCAAACTCAATCCGCTCAGGCACACCCTTGAATACACGGCAATCAACTCCCGCCCTAATCAGTTCCAACCCCAACCCCGACTCAGGGAACTTGTGAGCCCACCAACTGATGATGAGCCTGACCACATATGTCTTGCCCTGCTGCCGTGGAACCGAAAGCACAACCGCAGCGTCATGAACCGGCACCCCATCAACATGAGCAAGAGCCTGCTCCAACAAATCCCGTTGCCACGGCATGAGGACAACCCCAAAGACTTGCTCACCCCACTCAGCGCACTCACCTCCCCATGACTCCCATTGAGAAGGCAAGTCATTGGTTTGGAACCGTGGAGAGCTAGAAGTTTCCTGAACCTTCACAAGCTTTCCCCAAGGTTTACCCAAACATACAAACGGGAACAT